GGACGAATATGAAACTGAGTATATGCGTCCCAGCACGCGACAGCGTTGATACGTCGTTTGCCCATTGCCTATCGCTTCTGACGGCGCGTTTCTACGGGAACGCGCCGGCTGGCACTGTGATGAACGTAAACTTCCGCAACGGGACGTTGATCGCCGATCAGCGCTGCAAACTGGTCGAGATGTCGCTGGCGCAGGATGCTGATTATGTCCTGTTCTTGGACAGCGACATGACGTTTCCTGCCGATCTTGTCGAGCGGCTTATGGCCCATGACAAGGACATTGTGGCGTGCAACTACGCCACGCGCCGCCTGCCGGTGAAGACAGTCGCCTTTAAGTCGTTTGAGAACCTTGAGAATATGTATTCTCTTGGTAAGGGCGGACTTGAGGAGTGCGATGCTGTCGGCATGGGGGCGATGCTGGTGAAGGCCGAGGTCTTCAAGAAGCTCCGGTATCCGTGGTTTCAGATACATTACATGCCCAACGCTCGGATTTGGATGGGCGAGGACATGTACTTCTGCAAGCTCGCGAAAGCGAACGGCTATCAGATATGGATCGACCACGGCTTGTCGAACCAAGTCGGTCATGCCGGCAACTTTGTCTATCTGCACGACCACACGGCAGATGAGGCGCAGAAAGATGACGTCGCTGAAGCGGCGCGTCGCATTGAGGAGGCTGCGGAATGAAGAAGACTGCTGGTCAGAAGAAGATTGCTAAGGTCATGGGCGAGTACAAGCGCGGCAAACTGCACGCTGGCGTTGACCCCAAGGGGCCGAAGAAGGCGCCGATGGCGAAGTCGCGTAAGCAGGCGATTGCGATTGCTCTGTCTGAAGCCGGCATGTCTAAGAAGAAGAAATGAACCACTTCTATCAGGACATACAGGGCTGGTTTAACTTCGAAGGGCCGTACCGTCAGGCTGTCCGTGAGGCGACTGACGGTGCGGTTTTTGTGGAGTTGGGCTGCTGGAAAGGCCGTTCATCGGCCTTTTTGGCGGTTGAGGTGCTTAATTCTGGGAAACTAATTGAACTTCATTTTGTGGATCATTGGGGCGGCTCTGACGAGGAGGCGCACAAGTCTGATCCTGAAATTTTGAAGGTTTACGAGGTGTTCAAGCAGAACATCGAGGCTGTTTCCGACGTTGACGTGTCGATCCATCGGATGAAGACAACCGAGGCCGCTGATTTGTTTGAAGACAAGTCAGTTGATTTTGTTTGGGTGGATGCTGGGCACGAATACGACGACGTTTTGGCTGATTTGCGCGCTTGGTGGCCAAAGGTTTGTATAGGCGGCGTAATCGGCGGTGACGATCTGCCTATGGTTGGTGTAAAAAGTGCAGTAGGCGAGTTTTTCCCCACCTATGAAACCGGCTCGGAAAACGGCTGGCAGTGGTGGCGGGTTAGAAAGAGGGATTGAGCATGGCACGGGACATTAAGCCTGGCACTTACGACCCTAGCTTCACCCCCGTGGATGCAGAGGGCAAGTTTGACACGGCCTATAACCTTGAGACGGCCCTTCTGACGCCCTATAAAGTGCCGATGGACGATGAGCAGTTCCGCTACATTGTCCGTCAGACGATTGAAGACGCCCAGACGTACATCGACAGCTACCTTGCGCCCGAGCGTGAGAGGGCTATGTCGTATTACCTGGCAGAGCTGTTTGGGAACGAAGAAGACGGTCGTTCTCAGGTGGTGATGACGGAAGTTCGCGACACGGTACTCGCGATGCTTCCGTCATTGCTACGCATTTTTACCGGCGGCGACAAAATCCTTGAGTTTGTGCCTAAGAGCGCCGAGGACGTTGCTGCGGCCGAACAGGCGACTGACCTGATTAACTACATCTTCCAGCAAGAGAACAACGGCTTCCGCATCCTGCACGACGCGATGAAGGACGCCTTGATCCTGAAGACGGGCATTTTGACCTGGTACAAGCTGGACGACGAGCGCGTTGAGTATTTTTCGTATTCTGGTCTGACACAGCCAGAGGTCGCTCTGATTACGAGCGATCCAGACGTTCAGGTTGAAGAATATCTTGAAGAAACCGACATGATGACGGGCGTTCAAAAGATTTCGCTCCGCATCAAGCGCATTACTTCAACCCCTCGCTACATTGTCGAGTGCGTGCCTCCCGAGCAGTTCCTAATCGACAACGAGGCTGAAACGATTGAGGACGCCCTGATCGTTGCTCGCCGCCGTCTTATGACGATCTCTGATCTTGTGGCGATGGGCTATGACCGCGAGACGATTGAGATGAACGCCGGCACTGGCGGCTTCGAGATGAACGGCGAAGTCATCACGCGCAACCCGGCTGACCAGTCGTTCTTCGGCATCACGACGACGACAGACGAGACGACGGACAAGGTGTTCTATGTCGAGGCGTATATTCGCATCGACAAGGACGGCGACGGCATCGCCGAGATGCACAAGGTATGCACTGTAGGCAATGCTGGCTACATCCTGCATGATGAAGTTGTGCAGGCTGCGCCTTACTCAATCCTTGAGCCTGATCCGACACCGCATACGATCTTCGGCAAGTCGATTGCAGATCAGACGATGGACTTGCAGCTCATCAAGTCGTCCATCATGCGTAATACGCTCGACAGCCTGGCGCAGTCGATCCATCCGCGCACGGTTGTGGTTGAGGGGCAGGTCAATCTTGATGACGTGATGAACGTCGAGACTGGCGCTGTGATCCGCGCCCGTGCTCCTGGCATGGTGCAGCCTCTTGCCGAGCCTTTCGTCGGCCAGCAGGCGCTGGGCGTTATGGCGTATCTTGATGAGGTAAAGACGCAGCGCACCGGCATCTCCCGCACGTCGCAGGGACTGGATGCTGACGTATTGCAGTCCACGACCCGTGCGGCTGTGCAGGCGCAGTTGAGCGCTTCGCAGGACCGCATTGAGATGATTGCGCGTCTGTTCTCTGACGGCATCAAGCGGTGCTTCCAAGGTCTGCTCCAGCTTGTTGTTCAACATCAGGACAAGGCGAAGATTGTCCGCCTGCGTAACCAGTTCGTGCCGATTGATCCGCGCGGCTGGGACGCCTCGATGGATATGGTTGTGAACATTTCGCTGGGCCGTGGCTCTGACGAGATGCGCCTGATGGGTCTCCAGCAGATCGCCGCTATGCAGCAGCAGGCGATTGAGAAGTATGGACCGAACAACCCGCTTGTTGACCTTGCCCAGTTCCGCAACACGCTCGCTCAGATGACGACGTTGCAGGGCTTCATGGACCCGAACGCCTTCTGGAAGCAGGTCAATCCGCAGGAGGTGCAGGCGTTCATGCAGCAGATGGCCGCTGCCAGCAACAAGCCCGATCCGGCGACCATGCTGGCGCAGGTTGAGGCTGAGAAGATCAAGGCCGACATCGTGATCGCGGCTGCGAAGCAGGAGCTGGAGCGCCAGAAGGCTGCGGCGCAGGCCGATCTTGAGCGCGATAAACTGTTCGTGGATGCGATGCTAAAGGCGACCGAAATCCAGGCCAAGTACAACACGCAGGTCGATATGGCCGTCATCAAGGCTGAAGTCGATAAGCAGCGCACGGAAATCCAAGAGATGTTCAAGACGGCGCAGGCGTATGCGCCGCAAGAGCCTGCCCCGCAGGTCCCGATGGGTATGCCTCCGATGGGGATGCAGTAAATGGCTACGTTTGAGCAGGAAGAGCTTTATCGCGAGGCCAAGGCGTTCGCCGGGTCTAAAGCGATGGCTGAAGTGTTTGGCCGGCTGGAGGCCAGATACATTGACGACTGGAGGCGGACTGCTCCTGACGCCTCCGGTGACAGAGATGCCGCGTACTACATGGTGCGCGCCATAAACGATCTCCGCAACGAGCTAACCGCACTTGCTGCGGAGCCGGCGGTTGATCGTTTCAACCGGCGCTTGAAGAGCGTCTAACTTAGGAGTAACTATATGGCTACAGCCGAACAATCGCAGCCTAGCGAACTCGGCCTTGCAGAAGCCGCTGACCGCTTCGCAGCACTGATGGACGCCCCTGCGGCGCAACCGGAACCTGCGAAAAAGAAAGAGGCTAATGCCGAAGTCGAAGAGACTGAGGCGCCGGCAGATACGGTCGATGAGACTACTTCTGAGGACGAAGAGGCTCCCGATGAGGGATCGTCCGAGGAAGAAGAGACCGAAGATGTCGGGGCTACCGATGATGAGCAGGAGGATATTTCAGATGATACGCTTGTCACCGTCAAAATAGACGGCAAGACACAGCAGATCACCCTGAAAGAAGCCATCGCTGGTTATCAAAGGAACGCCGATTATTCGAAGAAGATGCAGGCGGTCGCAGAGACCCGCCGTGCGGTAGAGGCTGAGAAACAGGAAGTTGGAGTTGCTCGGGCGCAATACGGCCAACGCCTAGCGGAACTTGAGGCACAACTAGCGCAATTCGTGCCGCAGGAACCGAACTGGGAGGAGCTGCATCGCGAAGACCCGATCAACTATCCGATCATTAGGGATCAATGGCGCGACTACAAGGAGCGCCTTGCTCAGACGCAAGCAGAACGCACGCAGTATGAGCAACACCTAAGATTGGAAGAACAGCGTCGTCTGAAACTGATCGTGGATGAAGGTCTGAAGTACATCCAAGAGAAGAACCCAGAATGGCGTGATGAGGCGGCTTGGAACAAGGCAAAGCAGCAGCTTCGTGAATACGGCCAGAAGGTTGGTTATTCCGATGAGGAGCTGAGAGCGGCTTATGATCCTCGGGCGCTTCTTGTTCTCGACAAGGCGCGTAAGTACGACGAACTGATGGCTAATCGCCCCAAGCCGCAAAAGCAGCAAGGGCCGAAGCCAATCAAGAGTGGTAACGCGGCTTCGTCGCCCCAACGCTCTACCGACGTCAATCGAATGAGGCAGCGTCTCAAATCGTCTGGTCACGTCAACGACGCGGCCGCACTTTTTGGTCTACTCGACAATCGGAGAAAATAAATGCCTAGCGTTTCCAAAGTTACGACCTACGACGGTCCCAACAGCATCCGCGAAGACCTGTCGAACATCATCTACGACATCTCCCCCACCGACACGCCGTTCATGTCGAACATCGGCCGTGACAGCGCTGACAACACGTACTTCGAGTGGCAGACGGACGTTTTGGCTTCGGCCGACACCGCCAATGCCGCCATCGAAGGCGCCGATGCTGGCAACGCTGAGTTCACCCCGACCGTTCGCGTTGCCAACTACACGCAGATTTCCACGAAGGTGATCTCCGTGTCCGGCACCGACGATGCGGTGAACAACGCCGGTATGCGCACGCAGATGGCCTACCAGACCGCGAAGAAGTCGAAAGAGCTGAAGCGCGACATGGAAGCCATTCTCACCAGCAACCAGGCTGGCGTGGCTGGTAACTCGTCCTCGACCGCTCGTAAGACCGCTGGTCTTCCGACCTGGCTCATCACCAACTCGCAGGCGAACGGCGCGACCGTTTCTGCGATGTCTGGCGCTTCCGGCAACGGCTATCCCTCGACGGCGTGGACTGGCCTTTCGACCTCGACCGACGTGGCTCTGACCGAAACCATGCTCAAGACCGCCATCCAGCAGGTCTGGGAGCAGGGCGGCGATCCGACCGTGTTCATGGTCAACGCCTACAACAAGACTGTCGCCTCTGCGTTTGCCGGCCTCGCCCAGCAGCGCATGAACTACACCTCCGCGCAGCCGATGAAGATCATTGCGACGGCGGATGTGTACCTCGGCGACTTCGGTGAGGTGGCTATCGTGCCGAACCGTTTCCAGCCCGGCAACTTCGCCTTCGTGCTGGACCCCGAGTACGCTTCGGTCTCGTACCTGCGTCCGTTCCGCACGTTCGACATCGCCAAGACCGGCGACAGCGACAAGAAGGAAATGGTGGTCGAGTACGGCCTCCGTATCAAGAGCGAGAAGGCTCACGCCGTTATCGCCAACCTCATCGCTTCGTGATGATAGGAGGGGCCGGGTTCGCCCGGCCCCTTTCTACTCGGAGAGACTTATGGCTGAAGAGTTTGCCCCAGGTTCGTTTATCCTGTCGTCGGACAGCCTGACCGGGACTGTGCAGAAAATGCACTTTACGACGGACAACAAGATTGTCCTTGAGACGACGGCTCACATTGACGAGATCGCCGAGCGCGCGAAGGCCGCTCGCAATGAGATCAGCCGCACCGAGAAGCTGCCCGATGGCATGGTCCGTGTGGCTTCCCTGCCCATGCTGGTCTATCTCGAACTGAAGAAAAAGGGTATTCTTCAGGACAGGGCAGCACTTCGGAAATGGCTGGCTTCTGAGGAAGCTCAACCGTTCAGGACGCACTGGGTAGCGAGCTAATGGCGACGATCACGAACTACTCGACGCTGAAATCTACCATTGCGGACTACCTGAACCGCGCCGATCTGACGTCTCAAATTGAGACGTTCATTCAGTTCGCGGAAGCGGACATGAATACGCGCCTGCGGTGCCGCGAGCAGATTGTGCGCGCTGAAGCCACGTCCAGCGCCGAGTTTGTTCAGTTGCCGGCAGACTGGCTTGAAGCGATCAACCTACACATTATCGACGGCCAACAGCCGCTTCGTTACATGACGCTCGACCAGGCTGACATTATCAATAGCGCGGAGGTCTATACCGCACCGCACTTCTACTCGCTGATGAACGGCGCGATTGAGATCATTCCTCCGCCTGCCGAGGACATCGACATTGAGATGATCTACTACGCCAAGATACCGGCGTTGTCGGATCAGAACACGACGAACTGGCTGCTGACGAAGGCTCCCGACGTTTACCTCTACGGCGCCCTGACCCATGCTGCACCGTTCCTGATGGACGACCAGCGCATCCCGGTCTTCGCCCAGATTTATCTGACGCGCACGCAGGCGCTGATAGATGAAAGCCAGAAATCACTGCACAGCGGCTCGCCGCTCATCGCTCGCACTCGGAGGGCTTACTAATGGCCGGTTTGACTAACTACGCTGAAGACCTTGTTCTCGATTGGCTGTTCACGACCGGCTCGGCGACCCGCCCGACCTCGTGGTACGTCGGCCTCTACACCGTGGCTCCGGGCGAAGGTGGCGGCGGCACCGAGGTGTCTGGCGGCTCCTATGCCCGCGTGTCGGCCACGTTCACTGTCTCTGGCACCGCCCCGACGACGGCTTCCAACTCTGCGGCTGTCGAGTTCGCTGAGGCGTCTGGTTCTTGGGGTACGATTGTTGCGGCTGGCATCTTTGACGCCTCAACTTCTGGCAACCTGATCGCCTTTGCCAACCTGACGACCAGTAAGACCATCGACACCGGCGACGTGCTGCGGTTTAACACCGGCGAAATCGACATCACGCTCGACTGATGGCTATCGGGCGCGCATATGGCGAATATGACTATGGTGACGGAGCATATGGTACATCCGTCACCATAGACGCCGCGTGCCTTATTGAGATCACATCTGACGCCACAGCGGCGGCTTCTGTAACAAAAACGGTCTCTGCTGCGGCAACGTGCCAGTCTGACATGACGGCTGCTGGTCAGATTGTAGTGACCGCTTCTGCGGCTGGTTCCAGCACATCCGACGCAACTGCTTCGGCTACACGATACAAGACGGCATCGGTTGTCATTTCTTGCCAGTCTGATGCGTCTGCGGCTGCACAAGCAATCCGATCTGCGTCTGTTACGATTGCAGCATCGTCCGATATGTCGGCTGCGGCATATGTCGTCATCCTTGGAAACGTGACGATCCCATGCTCAAGCGGGGCCACGTTTGCGGCATCTTCAATATCTCCCGCATCCGTTACGATAGCCATTGCGTCGAACGCGACCGCTACTGGAAACGGAACCTTTTCTGCTGTAGAACTGATAACAGTTCAGAGCAATATGGCTGCTGCTGCGGGCATCGACTTCTTCGTTTCCGCGACGGCGACCATCACCTCAAACATGACGGCCAACGGGCGCTATCTTTGGGAGAAAGAGACGGTGGCGGCAGAGAGTTGGACAAACCAATCCTCGACCTCTGCGACGTGGACACCGCAAACCGTTTCATCCGAAACTTGGACAGTTCAGTAGGAGGCTAACTTGGCCGACACATATACCACTAACCTGAACCTTACAAAGCCCGAAGTTGGGGCCAGCCGTGACACGTGGGGTGGCAAGCTCAACACGGACCTTGATAGCATCGACGGCGTTTTCAATGCGGCTGGCAATGGCACGTCTGTCGGCCTGAACGTCGGCGCGGGCAAGACGCTGACAGTTGCTGGTACGGCGAATGTCACCGGCACACTTGTCGTCCCGACCTCTGCTTCCCCGGCTCAGACGACCGATGGCTCGATGGTCTGGGATAGCGACGACAACCTTCTGACTGTTGGCGATGGCTCCTCTCGTAAGACGATGGTGGACACCAACAGCACGCAGACGTTGACAAACAAAACGCTGACGAGCCCGACGCTGACGACGCCCGCGCTTGGAACGCCTGCGTCTGGCGTAATGACCAATGTCACCGGGCTTCCGCTTTCGACTGGCGTGACTGGCACCCTTCCTGTTGCTAACGGCGGCACGGGCGCAACGACGCTGACGGCTAACAATGTAATCCTCGGCAACGGCACGTCCGCTGTTCAGGTGGTTGCGCCGGGTGCGTCTGGCAACGTCCTGACATCCAACGGCACGACGTGGACATCTGCAACTCCTGCTGGTGGTGGTTCGATCAACGTGCAGACGTTTACGTCCTCTGGCACGTGGACGAAGCCTTCTGGATATGCGGCTGGCTCGCGCGTTCTTATTCAGGCGTGGGGCGGTGGTGCCAGCGGCGGAAGATACCCGACTCGCGCAGGTGGCGGCGGCGGTGGTGGATACAACCATCGGTGGTTAACACTTTCTGCAATGGGTTCAACTGAAACCGTAACAATCGGAGCCGGAGGCACGGCTAGAACAACGGACGGTATCGGAAATGGTGGCGGAACAACATCTGTCGGCTCGCTGATTTCAGCATACGGCGGCGCTGGCGGGAATGACGACTTCGGCGGGGGCGGCGGCGGGCAAACGTCGGCTGGTGGCGTATCGCAAAACGCGGCAATAAGCTCAACTCGGGACATGGCTGGTGGACCCGGTTTTAACGCTGTACAGAGAACTTACTATGCAGTCCCAGAAGGTACTGGGGGACAGTTCTCTGCTGCGGATTGGTATGCCTACGGAACCGGTGCCCACTTCAAGGGTGGTGGTGGCGGTCTTTGCCGAGCGAACTGCGGAGACCCTGACAACGGGAGGCCGGGTGGCAATAGCGTATGGGGCGGCGGCGGCGGCGGCGGAGTTGGTTCTGACGCTGGAGCTGGCGGGACAAGTTCATTTGGCGGGAACGGCGGAGCGGGCGCAACATCAACCAATGCGACGGCTGGGACACAACCAGCAGGCGGCGGCGGCGGATGCTTGACGGCCAACTCTGGCGCAGGCGGCGCGGGTCAAGTCATCATCACGGTGTTCCCTGCTTAATAGGTGATCCATGTCGTACAAGTGCATTTTGGATAGCGCGACGAAGGTGGTCGTAAACGTGATCGTCCTAGATGACGGTGTTGTTTGGACTCCGCTAGAGGGACAGGAGCTCGCGCCGCAGCATGATGGCAACATCGGCGATACTTGGGATGGCTCGAAGTTCGTTGCCCCCGTTGAGGAAAAAGCATCGAACAAAGAACTAAGTGCTGCCGGATCGCCACCGAATGTTATCGTCTAAACGTCTTCCACCATTGGGCGATTTGATGGGTGCCATCTACGATTTTGAAGTCGCGGGTGATGTCCTTCCAAAGCACAACCACACGGAAGACAACGTACACGTCACAATCGTGGCTCGCGGTCGCATAAAAGCTTACTCCCACGACTGGGAGATGGAGGCGACTGCGGGCCAGATTTTAGACTTCAAGGCTGGCGAGCCGCATGAGATCATGGCTTTAGAGGACGAAACCCGTATCGTGAACATCGTCAAAAAGATGAATGGACACGTCGGGCAAGAGGAAGTTTGAGATGACCGGACATACCGACGAAACCGTAAAGCAGATCGCAGACGCAGCGTCCGTGGTTACGGTCGTCGGCACTTTGGCTGGTGTTCTTCCTGCGATGGCTGCCTTGTTCACAATAGTTTGGACGGGCATCCGCATTTACGAGACTGAAACCGTCCAGAAGTGGCTGAACAAATAAATGGCGCGGGCGGCTCAAAAGAAGCCGGTGGCTAAACGCCGCCCGCGTAAGACGGAAGAAATCCGCACGAAGATCATCAAGATCAAGGCTGAGATAGACAATCCGCCGCCACCTCCAAAGCCGTCTGGTGGACCGCTCGACAAGGCTCTCGATCTGGTTAAATGGATCGACAGCCCGTTCAAACTGTTCAGCGTCATCCTGCTCGCCGTTCTCGGTTTGATCGGCTATCTCATCTACTCGCACCAAGATAAGCTGGTCACTTCGCTCACCGCTCGCGAGACAATGCCAGAACTTCTGGCCGATGAGCGCCTGGCGTCTTTGGGCCGCGACCTGATCCGTGATCTGCGCGCAGAGACTGTCATCATCCACCAGGTTGATCTGGCGAAGAACGCCCGCATTACCCGCATCGCCCAGTCTGCTGACGGCAGGTTCTCACCGCTGGAAGGCAAGAAGGGAGCCTTCTTCTCTGGCTCCCCGGCCCGCAACCGGGCGGCTGTCGCCATGCTGAACGGCGAAGTGCTGTGCGAGAAGTTTGAGGCGTCATCTGACGCCGGAGACTGGCTTCTGTCCCGTGGCGTCACATATGCCTGCCGTGGTTCTGTCCCGCCAGAAGCAGGAAGCATGGTTGGCTATCTCGCCGTTGGCTTCAAAACTGAGCCGCGTGATATAGTGGCCGTCAAGTCTCGGATCACGCAGACGACCCGCGAGATGGCAAGGTGAACTATGGACCCCGCCACGATTGCTCTGGTTTTTGGGGCGGCAAAGACAGCCTTCTCTGCGATCCAGCAGGGCATCAAGTTTGGAAAAGACATCCAGGCGATGACCGGCGACGTGGCGAAGCTGTACGGCTCCGTCGCCAAGTTAACGCAGGCTGCGGCTGATCCGCCAAAGCCTAAACTGTTCAGCAAGCAAACGCCTGAAGAAATCGCCTTCGACATCATTCAGAAGCGCAAGCAGGCAGAAGAATGGGCGGAACAGGTAAAGAATGAGTTCGTCGCCAAGTACGGCCTGAAAGGCTGGGACGAGGTGCAGAAGGAGATCATACGGGTCCGCAAGGAACAGCGTTTTCTGGAAGAGCAGCGCAAACGTGACGCGCAGCAGATGAAGGAAGACCTTGCGATGCTGGGCGCAGTCGCCCTAGTCGCCGCGTTCCTTGTTGCAGGTCTGTTTGGAATGGCGATCTTGTTAAGTGGGTGACACATGAAAACATCAGGCGCAGGCATCCGACACATCCGCGAGTTCGAGGGCGAACGGCTGAAGGCGTACAAGTGCAGCGCTGGCGTCTGGACGATTGGCGTCGGACACACGTCTGCGGCTGGCGAACCTGCTGTTTGCGAAGGCATGACGATCACCGCCAACGAAAGCGCGGCCATCCTTGCCCGTGATCTGGCTGCCTTTGAGCTTGGCGTCGAACGGATGCTGGAAGTCGAGGTCAGCC